CGAGCATGTTTTGAAACTCGCGAAACTGCTGTTCTTCGCGCGCACGCTGTTCGTCGCGTTCTTCATCCAGACGTTTGCGCTTCTCGACGTCCTCCTGGTACTTGCGGTTGCGCCGTTCGACGTCGGCCTCCCAGTCCTTCAGGACATCCGCGCGCCAGCGGCGGGTGGCCTCCGCCGCCGCCTCGGCCGCCTTCTTCTGCTCTTCCGCCATCTCCCGCGCCGCGTCCTTGTTGATCCGCATGGCCTCGGTCAGATCGGTGATCGCGCGGCCGGCGTTTTGCGAGGCGCGGGCGAGCATATCGGCCTTGTAGCCCGCCACTTCCGCGGCGACGTCGCCCCAGTCCATGAGCTTCGCCGTCGTGTCCGCGATCCATTGGCTCGCGTCTTTCATCGCGCCCACGATCTTCGGGCCGAATTCCCACGCGAGCAGCGCCGCCGAGACGGCGGCAATCGCCAGCCCTAACGGCGTCATGGACGTCTGCAGCGCCAGCATGGCGATCCGTAATTCGCGCAGGCCGCCGATCGCCTTGGTGACGTTGATGCCCATCAGCGCGAGCGAGCGATCGACGGAATCGAGCCCGCCGACCATCTTGTCGAAGCCGGCCACGGCCGAGGCCGTCGCGCCTTTGAAGGACGCGAAGGACTGCGCGAGCGGCTGCCCGACGGTCCCGCCCGTCTGTTTCAGGGACTCGAGCGAGGCTTCGGCCTTCCGCGTCTCGCGGTAGAAGTCTTCAAAGTCAGCGTCGAGCGTGGCGGTAATCGGCATCGGCTTACGGCTGCTGTTGCTGTTCCTCGAGGAGCAAGGCGATTACTTCCCGGTACACGTCCGCGTCTAATGCAACGACGTCGGCGTAGGTCCAGCCGCATCGGCGGGCGATGGCAACGTTGGTGCGGACCCAGCGCGCCCATCCGTTTTTTTTTCGGCCGCCCGCGCCGCCTGCATGGCGTCGGCATGCGCGCGGATCGCCGCGAAGATTTCGGCGAAGTCTTCCTGATGCAGGTCGCGCAGGCGGGCGAGGACGTCCGCGTCGGGCTGGTGCGCGATCGGCACCTTCTGGCCGGCGTCGTCGGTCAGCGACCAGTCCAGCAGATACGCGCGGACGATCGACCAGCGGATCTCCGCGTAATTGACCTGCGGCGTCCCGTCCACCCCGGCGGCATACAGCCGGACGTCGTGATCGTGGACGTCGCCGGCACTCAGGTACCGCTTGACGGTCAACGTATCGCCGTTCGCGAGTTGCAGGGTGACGGCTTCCGGTTTCACAAAACGTGACATCGCGGGTCTCCTCGGTTACGTGACCGGCGGCCCCAGGCGGGCCGTCAGCCGGCGATCGACCAGTTCCAGCTCCAGGATCGGCCACAGCCAGATCCGGTTGTGTTCGAGTTCCGCGGCGAACGTCAGCGGGCGTTGCCGCAGGCGGTAGGCGTCCGCCAGCGTGACCGTGGCGGACAGCGACCACAGGCCGGCCCCGATCGGCCGCACGGCGTAGCCCTCGATCGCCGCGGCGGTGTAGTACGCCCACCGCACGGCGCCCCTGGTGCCGCGGATCGGGATGCTGGCGCCCACCGGCGGCCGCGCCTACGGCGCCTGCGTCCAGTTGTCGGCCGCGACCCAGCTGCCCGAAAACGTCGCCGCGCCGGTCGCGCTGACCTCGAGGCCGCCGTCGATGTAGGCCTTGCCGGAGAAAAAGAACGTCGGCTCGAGGCTGGACGGGACCAGCTTCAGCCATACGGGCACGCCCGCCAGGATGGCGTCAAAGATGGCCGGGGATGTTAAGGAATTCCAAAATCCCGATAGATCGCCGGAGAAATCCGGCAGGCCCGTGACGCGCTGCTTGTTCGTGTCGTTGAAGCACGTCACCTCGACCTTGTCGGTCGAGAGGCTCAACGTGTACGAGTTGAGGTCGCTGAGCTTTGAATAGGTCGGCGTCGCGCCGCCGGCCGGGTCCATCCAGATTTCCCCGTGCTTGCCGTGAATGCGTCCCATCGTCGTTGCCCTTTCGTTACCCGTTACAGACTCATCACCACGTGATACAGCCCGCCGCGGTGAAACCATCGGAGTTTGGGATCGACCTCGTCAATCACATCGAAGCGGAGCGACTCGTCCCGCTCCACGACCATCGTGGTGTAACCCGGCACGGTGAGGACGGCATGTTCGAGGAGGGCCTCGATCCGCGCCGCCGCCTCTTTCATTTGCGGGTTCGTCGTCGAGAGCCCGCGCGCGAGAATCCGGTACACCTTGTCCTCATGCGACCGGGCCCCAAACATCGCCACGTCATCCGTCGTGACGTAGTCCACCGTGACGAACCGCGTCGAGCCAGGCGGCGCGGTACTGAAATACACGCCGTTCGGCATGTAGCCGAGGAGGGTCGCGTCCGAGGCCAGCTTCATGATCACGGCCTGATCGATGTCGGAGGTGTCGGGCATCAGGCCGCCTCCCCGCTGACGGTGAAGCCTTCCCGCTCGAGGAGCGCGACGAGCTGGGCGTACATCCGGCCGCGGGCGCGATGGATGCGGGGCAGGAACACGTTGCCGGCCGGCATGATCCCGCGCGGCCAGCCGGCCCGCGTCAGGCGGGCAGTGGTGCCGTGCTCGAAGATGTGCGCGTGCGGCGCCGTGTTCCGCACATGGGCGACGACGCCAAACGGCCCCCGCTGGCGGAGCTGCACGACGACGCTATCGGCGAGGCGGCCTGTCCGCCGCGGATAGGCGGCGCGGATGTCGGCGGCGGCGAGCTGGGCCGTACTCTCCACGATCACGCGCGCCTCATAGCGGAGCCGCCCCGGCAGGCGCCGGAACTCCTCGCGCAGCTCGAGCACGCCCGCCCATTTCAGCGACAGTCCCGGCATCAGTGCGGCACCTGTTCCTCGCAGAACGCGATCGTGTGGCTGTTGCGTTCCTCCGGATTGATGACCCCGTTCACGTAGAACACGCGACCGCGGAACGTGATCTCGGTTGCCGTCGTGATGCCCGGGTGGTAGCTCCCCTCGAGGATGTGACTGGCGCGGGCGATCGTCGTCCCGGCCGTCACAAATTCCAGGTCCCGCACCGACGCCGGATCGATCCGGCAAAACCACGTGGGCGGATCCAGCGGGAGCCGTGTTTCGGTCCAGCCGCCGTCATTGTTCGGCACCGGGGCGGCCGGGCCCGTCAGCGTCACCAGGTGCCGGCGGGCGCCGCGCGGCGCGCGATCGCGGAGCGGGCTCATACCAGCGCCGGATCGCGCCGGCGCACGAGGATGCGCGCGATCGCCTCCCAGGTGATTTCGTCGCGCCTGGCTTCATCCTCGCCGCCCCGGTTCTCCATGAGGTTGCTCAGCAGGAGTTTCACGCCGGCTTTCACCTCCGGCGGCGCCGTCGTGTCGTCCCAGGCCGGGTCCGCCTGCGCCTTGAGGTAGCTGACGATGATGGCGCTCGCCTCGAGCGTCTTGGCGGTGATGTCCTCGTCGTTCGCCGTCGACACCTCGCGGAGGTGCGTCTTCGCTTCGGCGAGGGTGAGGAGCGGCACACTCATGGCCGGCCCCGCGCGTCGCGGCCGTGTTTCACCATCAGCGTCCACGTCGCCGCGGACCCGGCCTCGCCGGGCCGGCTCGTCGTCCCGTCCTGGCAGTGCCAGGCCGACCCGTCCCAGCTCACGACGTCACCGCGCGCGTAGGCCGTGCCGGCGGTGTAAACGCCGCGGTAGGTGAGACCCGCCACACCGTCTTTCCCTGGGAGGCCGTCTGTCCCGTCTTTCCCGTCTGCCCCGGGCGGCCCCGGCGGGCCCGGTACCGGCCACTTGCCCTCGAGCCCGGCGACTCGCTCGCCCAGGCCGGCGAGGGCCGCGAGCTGCTGCCGCAGCGCCTCGAGCGCGCTCAGTTGCGCCTCGAGCGCCGCCTGTTTGACGCGGAGCGGCGCTAGCGCTGTGTCGATCGTGTCCACGATGAGCGAGGCGAGCGCGTCAGGCTGCATACCAGCGTTCCGCCCGCCGCCGCAGGGCCAGCGCCAACCGCGCCAGGTCGTCCTCGTCGTCCGCCTCGTCCGACGGCGGGGCGGGCGGTGGCGGCGCCGGTGGCGGCGGCGGCCCGGCCGCGTCGCGGGTCGCGAGCGCCGCGAGGCTGTAATACTGCTGCTGCATGTACGGCGAGGCGCCGCCCGGCACCGACCCGATCCCGTAGTACTTCTTGCGCGCTTCGTCCGGCGAGAGCGCGCCGGCGCTAATCCCGTCGCCGGCGGCCTTGGTGCGCGTCGCGGTGTCGAGCCAGATCAGATCGTCCGGATTGACCTCGACGCCGTAGCGGTTGCCGAACGCCGGGCCAAGGCCCAGCCCCTCGTCCAGCGATCCCTCGAGGTTGACGATCAGACTCTGCAGACACTGCGCGTGATAGAGCTGCACCAGCGGCTCGACGTTCGCATAGGGCGGCGGGTCGCCTAACCCGATCATGTAGGGCGGCACGTGGAAACAGGAACACACGGTTTCGCCCGTCCACTGCAGTTGCTCGATCAGCTGGGCATCGACCGCCGTCATGGTGAACGCTTCGTACTTCAGCCCGTCGCCGCCCACCAGGGTCTCGCCGGCTTTCTTCGCGTTGAGGGTCGTGAGCAGCCGGGTCGCCGTCTCGTCCGCAATCGCGCCGGGCGCCGTCAGCATCCCGCTCGGGTTCGCCCCGTTCTCGAAAAAGGTGGTACTGGTGCCCTGAATGCTGAGCCCCTGCATGGCCGCGACGCCGGACGCGAAAATCGGCGACACCCCGATCAGTGGGTGCCACAGACAAATCATCGTGTCGTGGATGATTTCGCTGGCCGGGAGCGTGATCGCCTCCTGTGGCTGGCCGGACAGGTCGTCGCGCCGGATGTCATAGAACACGTCCCCCGACGGCGAGACGAGCGGCGTCACGCGCGCGGGGTCGAGCACATAGAGCGCGGTCACGACGTTCCGGTCGTCGCGCGTTTTGAGGACGTAGGTATTCCCGTGTATGAGTTTGCTGGTGATCCACTGCTCGATAAATTTGATGGACGTCTGGTAGCGGTTCGGCTTGCGGAGGACCGGCGAGAACGCCGGCGACTCGGCCTCGTTCCAGATCCCCTCGGCGTCGAGCGCCATGAGGCGGAGGCCGAGCTTCGCGATGTCGCTCGCGATCAGCGTGATACACGCGAACACGGCGCTATAGGTGAGGACCGCCTCGGTCGTGACCTCGACGTTCTGCTGCCAGGCGCCGGCGTAGGATTCGCGCACGACGGGCCGCCAGCCGCCGGTGCCCCGTCCGACCGGCGCGAGCGGAAACGCGGCGCGCGGACGTGCGGCGAGCGCCGCCGTCCGCGCGATCGTGTAGCCGAAGAGTTCCACTAGCGTGTCGCCGGCGGCGGCGGCGGCCCGTC